CGGTTTCCATAGTCTGGAACCTTTTTTGTGGTTGCACGATTTACAAGCAGTAACAGTATTTTCAAATGTAGTCTTACCGCCTTCGCTTCTTGGAATTACATGATCGATAGTTAATTCTTTGTGTTCGAAGGTATCTGCACAGTATTGACATTGATATAAGTCTCTGAGATATAAGTTACTTCTGCTAAACTTAACGGCCTTTTTAAACTTAAAATATTCTGCGCTAACTGCCACAGCTGGAACTTTCATTGTCAAGTGCTCACTGTGTATGTTCCAATCATCATACTCTTCGATGATTTTTATCTTACCTAAGAAATGTAGTTTAACGGCATGTTGCCAACTAACAACACTTAACGGCAAAACACTAATAGGGTTATAATCGCTATTCAATAGCAGTACGTCTGACAATTAATAAAACCTCATATGATTATGAATACTTATTCTACACAATCTTTGATAGTTTTGCAAGTGATAATAATACCGAAGTTAAATACTATTATGGCTAAATCATTAGAAGGCGTTTTAATTAAAAAACCCCATTCTCAGGAATCCTATACTGAGAAGCAACTCCGCGAATTTGCATTGTGTGCAGATCCTATCAACGGACCGCACTATTTTATGGAACACTTTTTCCATATTCAGCATCCTACCAGAGGCGGCATGTTGTATGTTCCTTACAGTTATCAAACAACACTAGTTGATACATATCATAACAATCGTTTTAGTATCAGTATGTTGCCCAGACAAACGGGCAAGTCGACAACTGCAGCAGGATTCTTATTGTGGTATGCAATGTTTGTTTCGGACAGTACCATTTTAGTTGCTGCACACAAATTTACAGGCTCGCAGGAGATTATGCAACGTATACGATATGCGTACGAAGCATGTCCAGACCATATACGTGCAGGTGTTACAAGTTATAACAAAGGTAGTTTAGAATTTGATAACGGTAGTCGCATAGTTAGTACAGCAACAACTGAAAATACTGGGCGTGGTATGAGTATTACACTGCTATACTTAGATGAGTTTGCGTTTGTGCGTCCAACAATTGCAAGAGAGTTTTGGACTGCTATTAGTCCTACGCTGGCAACTGGTGGTAAAGCAATTATAACATCAACGCCCAACAGCGACGACGACCAGTTTTCATTGATTTGGCGCCAAGCCAACAAGACACTAGATGAATACGGAAATCAGACCCGTTTGGGCATAAATGGATTTAAAGCATTTAGTGCACATTGGAGCGAACATCCAGATAGAGACCAACAATGGGCAGATAATATGCTAGCACAACTAGGAGAAGAACGGTTCAGGCGTGAGATTGGTTGCGAATTTATTATCTATGACGAAACACTGGTCAGCCCACTTATGCTAACCGAAATGGAAGGTGTGGAGCCTGTACAGAAACAAGGACAAGTAAGGTGGTATAGTTTTCCTAAAAAAGGAAATGTATATCTTGTTGCATTAGATCCTAGTTTGGGCACAGGCGGAGACTATTCCGCTATACAAGTATTAGAACTGCCCAGCATGAAACAAGTTGCAGAATGGCAGCACAACAAAACTCCTATTCAACAGCAGGTAAAAATACTCAGCGAAATTACCAAGTACCTAGTAGACGAAATTGGATGCAACGATACTGACATATATTACAGTACAGAAAACAATACTATCGGGGAAGCAGTATTGGTCACTGTGCAAGAACATGGCGAAGAAAATATCAAAGGTATATTTTTAAGCGAGCCGGCCAAAGCTGGTGTTGGTAGAAGATACCGCAAAGGATTCAACACCAGTAACAGAAGTAAACTTACTGCCTGTGCTAAATTTAAAAGTCTTGTAGAAGGCAAGAAACTACATGTGGCAAGTAAACCTCTGGTCAGTGAAATGAAAAATTTTGTGGCTAACGGCAGTAGTTATGCTGCAAAACCCGGCGAGCACGACGACCTTATTATGGCTATGTTACTGGCAGTTCGAATGGCAGTGTTATTAAGAGAGTTTGATCCTAACTTAGATGACCAATTACGAGATGGCGGCGATGAAATACTATTGCCTATGCCGTTTATCATGGTATGACGATTACGCCCACTGATGATAACAACGATCTATTTTCTGTAATAGATTTGTACCCTGCTACAATTTTAGAACGCCTGCATGATATTGACCATTCAACGTCTGCATGGAAACGCGAAAACTGGCAATTAGATTGGGCACGTCGTCGTATAGTCAACGAGCCCGGATCAATCTACGACGTAATCGACTTGTATGTTAAAAGCAAATTGCCTGAAATAGAAGAAGCGACCAACACGTCTATTCTTTCATGCGACACTGGATTTTGGTTAGATGACGCTGGATTTACTACAGATCCGCATTTAGATAATGATGGGGTGTTTATTGCAATGCAAGTATATCTTACAGAGCACACTGATGTAGATATGGCCACTGAGTTTTACAACAACGACAACACTGTGAGGTTTAAACCAGAATACAGACTAAATCATGGGTATTTGATGATTAATAATCCGCATCAACGCCACGGAATGCCAACACCTGTACCCAACAATACCTACAGGTTAAGTAGCTACACCTGGTTCTACAAAAAATAATAAATATATTACCATGCTTGAAATAGAAAAAATATCCGAAAATTTGTTTGACAAAATCCGCAGTCGATTCGCTAATGTCAGCATCGGCGACGAAACTGCCAAAGCCACAATTGACCCGACTAAGGCTCGATTCTTTAACTTTAACTTTGTAGTTGATGATAGAGAGTACGGTAATATCACAATCAGCTTAGTGGATTCACAAAGTTTAAAAGTGTATTATGACCAAGCGATTGGCAAAGACATGAGTAAAGAGGATCAATTAGCATGGTATACTTTCCTCAAAGATATAAGATTATTTGCAAAACGCAACCTATTAACATTTGATATCAGAGACATAGCAAAAAGCGGCCTCAACGTCAAAAACTTACAACACTTAAACAAAGATGCAGATGTGTACGATTCGGATGAACTGAACGAAAACAAACTGTATGGCACAACACGCAGTAGCTACCAACAGTTAGAATCTGTACGTATTATTGCAAGACATAGTAAGCCGGTAGACGAACAACAGCTTGGTGCAAGAGCAAGGAATATAAAAGCAATCTACATTGAGAACTCAGAAGGTGAAAGATTTAAACTACCCGAAGGAACCACACTAAACGGCGCTAGAGCATATGCCCGGCATGTTAAAAACGGCGGAGTAATACATGATGAGTTCGGACAACACGTCGGCCAAATGATCAAAGAGATGGCTGATCTTAAATTGTTTGTTCGCAATATGCGCGGCAAGACTTTTGAAGATGCAGAAACTATGGCTATGGTAGAAGCAGCAATTGATCATTATGGCGCAATGCACCGAGACCTTTTCGGAATTCGAGGACAAAAAGGATATACCCGTTACCGCGAATCGTGGTCAGCAGATCGGGCGGTAATGGATGACATCGACTTAGAAGAATTAAAAGACAGATTTACACGCAGAGTATTTGACGAACGTTTAGTTGATGCGTTACCAGTAGTACAACGTGCTTATCAGGAGCGTAAAAGTCGCGTAGGTGAAGAATTTGAAGCATGGGCTAACAATCTAATCGAAGACGACAATGTCGAAGTAGAAGTTAGTGGCGAAACAATGTTTGCCAATGACATGGACAACGCCACAGGAAACAACGAAATCGACGTTCTATTAGACAAGAATGATTTTACATATACAGTACAAGACGGCAAATATACATTTGAAAGTGGTGAGGAACTAGAACGTGCTAAGGACGTTATTGCGGCGTTTGACCCCAAAATGGAATTCCCGCCAATGGGTATTGCTAGTCATAATAATGTATACGGAGCAAGCGGCAACGATTTTGAACTAGGCGGCTACACTGGCGGCGTTATGGAAAATGAACAAGTGCAACCACCTGCACCAGTAACAAAAGAATTTGATATTAATTTTCTCAAAACGTTGGCTGGGTTATCTAAATAATCATATATGAAAAAAACTCATGGCAATTGGACCACGATTGAAATGCCATCTGGGTATCTTGACGATATAAATCAAGATCTGAAGTATCTGAGAAAATCTCACAATTTACCCAGCGAAAAGAATCACATCACTAATCAGTGTCAGATTCCATTAACTACGTTAAACATTGATCACAAAGGTAGGGTATTTTTGTGCAGGTGCGATGGCTGGTTACCGTACTCGGCTGGTCATATCACTGAGTTTTTTAGTCTGGCAGATATACACAATGCCGATACGTCTAAGCTGATAATTAAATCTGTCAATGATCAGAAGTTCACGTATTGTGCTACTACTACATGTCGAATCGATAAATCATCTAAACTTATGGATTTGTCTACTTTGGAAATCTATATAGGAATCGATATTAGTTGCAATTATTCATGTCCTAGTTGCAGAGAAAGAATAATTTTTGATCAATCTTTGGAATATTTAGACGAAAAAAAACAATGGGCTGACTCGATTATTGATATTATAAAAAACGAAACTGATAAAAGTATAACTGTGATTATAGGTTCTAACGGTGAAACTTTTGTCAGCAAAGTGTATCTTTATATAATCAAAGAGTTAAAAAACTTGGACAATGTAAAATTTGTGATTAACACGAATGCTAGTTCCGTAATAGACCACAAGGATTTATTAGACGATGTGTTTTTTAAAAAAGTAAAACAGTTTTCCGTCAGCATTGATGCGGCAACAAAAGACACATATGAACACCTAAGGCGTCCAGGAAAATGGGAAAATTTACTCAAAAATCTAAATTATATTAATTCATTTGATTTGCCTGTCACTGCTAACTTTGTAATACAAAAATATAATTTTAGAGAAATGCTGCCGTTTGTTGATTTTTGTAAACAGTATGGTATGTTGATAAATTTCACTTTGATGACCGATTGGGGTACATATCACAACGTCAACGAACAATTGGTGCACTTGCCCGAATCTCCTCACTATGACGAATTTCGGCAAATTGTGGCTGCATTACCCCAAAGTTTGGCAAACCAAGTAGCTTGACATTTAACACTGATACACGTATACTACGTATGTGCTTAATAAATTTATTACCTTTTGTATTGACAGACTAAATACAAATGTTATATAATTACACAGTGTACTTATATATCTAGGCACAACAAAGACCATCTTAACATATAAAGGAAATTTATCATGGCAACATCACTAGCAGAAATCCGCGCCAAGTTGGCGAATCAAGAAAACCGTTCAGCAGGCGGCAGCACATCCGGTGGAGACAATGGCATTTACGCTCATTGGAACATCGCAGAAGGAACAACGGCACGAATCCGATTCCTTCCTGACGCAAACACAAGCAACACTTTCTTTTGGGCAGAACGCCTAATGATCAAATTGCCTTTCGCAGGCATTAAAGGTCAAGTAGACAGCAAGAATACTGTTGTACAAGTACCATGTGTCGAAATGTACGGAGCAGCCTGCCCAGTCTTGGCAGAAGTTCGTACTTGGTTTAAAGATCCAGCACTAGAGGATATGGGTCGTAAGTACTGGAAAAAGAAATCGTATTTGTTCCAGGGATTTGTTCGTGATAATCCTATGGCAGATGACAAGACTACTGAAAACCCAATCCGTCGTTTCATCATTAGCCCACAAATTTTTAACTTGGTTAAAAATGCATTGATGGATCCAGAATTAGAGAACATGCCCACCGACTACCAAGGCGGATTAGACTTTAACGTCAAAAAAACAAGCAAAGGCGGCTACGCTGATTACAGCACAAGTACTTGGGCACGTAAAGAAAGCTCGCTGAGTTCTGAAGAAGCACAAGCAATTGAGCAATACGGCTTGTATAACTTGACAGATTTTTTGCCCAAGCAACCCAGTGATGCAGACTTGAAGATCATCAAAGAAATGTTCGACGCATCAGTCAATGGTGAAGCATACGATCCAGACCGTTGGGGTGCGTACTACAAGCCACCTGGTTTGCGCAATGACACTGCATCAGCATCTGTTGCACAAGCAGCTCCTGCTCCACACATAAACTCGGCACCAGTAGCACCCGCGGTTGTTGTTGATGTGG